GCTCGGGCTTGAACCATCGGACATCGCAAAGCATCCGATTGGCAAAGCTCTGCTCGGAGCCGGAACCCGGTTGAAGCAGACGTTGCTGTCGTTGTCGCCGTTCCATACCGTGCAGATCGCCCTTCGTGGTTTGATGACGGGTATAAATCCGTTCACTCTTAACGGCCCGGATATCCTCGACGGAGCGAGGGTAGACCCGTCTGATCCTTTTTCAGAAACAAAGATCAGGGCAATGGTTCGCCAAGGTTTTACTACCGGCACAGACTACAAAGCCCTCCAAGAGCACTCAGAGGGCTTGTCGTCCGGAGACGGAGGATTGCTTCGTAAGATTCCAGGAGTCGGCCCCATAATTGCCAACTCTCTGAATTACTATAACGACTTCCTTTTCAAAAGATTTATTCCAGCCGTCAAGGCCACAGCAGCCGAGCACCTGTTTGATGAGTATCGAAACTCCCACCCCGACTGGTCTATAGATCGGATAGCGAAAGCTGCGGCACTACACTCCAACGAAAATTTTGGTGGAATCAATTGGAAAGCAATGGGAAGATCGGCCACAACCCAGGACTGGGGGCGGTTGATGCTCCTGGCTCCGGACTGGATGGAGGGAGAACTTAGAGCCGGGGCTCGTCTATTCAACAAGGATGAAGGGGGTATCGGTCGCAGACAGATGGCTATAATGACGATGTCCCTGTGGGGGATTGCCCGCGTATTAAATTTGATGAATACGGGTAATGCTCACTACGAAGCTCCTTTTGGTTTGGCGACTCGTAACCGCGAAGGCAAGGAAATTGTCTACGGAATTCGTACTTTGCCAGGAGATTTGCTGCACGCCGCGACTATGCCTGTTGACTTCATCAAAGGTCGCCTATCTCCAACTATTCACACCGGAGAAGAACTACTTTCCGGACGCGATAACTATGGGAGAAAGCTAGCCCCTACCGATTTGTGGGCCGATGCTCTACGCAGCCTTTCACCGATACCGATGCAGTCAATAGGACAAGCTATTACTAGCACTGGTCCGCAAGTAGGCAACGTTGGGCAAGTCGTGAAAGCTCTCGGAGGAACAGCACAAACTTATGCAAGCCCCGCAGAGAAGTTAGCTAGCGAACTGGCGGCGAACCACACGGAGTCGGGTCCGATTGATCCGGCTCAGATGGCTCGTCATCGTACCATGATGGAATTCGAAGATAAGGTACGGTCGGGAGAAATGTCCCTGCCAGATATCTACAAAATGTATGCTGCGGGTCAACTCCACACAGATGATCTGAAGAAACTTACGGAGAACATCAAAAAGACGAGGGACCTCACCGCGCCTTTGGCCTCTTTGTACACCCGCGCTTCAAGGTTGCCTGGGCCGGAATATCTCCAACTCTACGATCAGATGAACCCGAGCGAAAGAACGGCCTTGCTGCCCCTCACGCTACAGGTTCGTAAGAAGTATATTGCACAGGCTATGAAAAATCTCAGACCGGAAGAACGGCTGAAGGACCCAACCTTCATGCGTTTTCTAAACATGGTGACAGATCAGTCTCCTTTCTAATTGGGATTTCGTGTCGATTGGGCCAGCACCCGTTACATGAGTATCTGTGCCCATCTGGGGCGCTTTTGCAAATCGGAAAGTCATCTAAGTGCTTTACTATTCCGCATCTGTTGCAGGCGCGTTCCACCCTATTCTTGGTGGCTTCTATACGGGCCGCAGTCGCGCGGGCCTGAGGGGCATAGATTTCTCTGGCTTTTTGGAGGCAGCATTCCTTGCATCGACTCATTCGTCCGTTAGAGACGGCGTTGTTTATGTGGTATTCCTCTAGGGGTTTTATCCTGTGACACCCACAACATTCCTGCTCGGGCGTGCTGGGTTTTCGACAGGAGTCTCCGATTTTCTTTCTGGAACTTTCTGAGAGGATGCGACCGGCCCCACCGCCAGAGGTCAGATTGTATCCGAATTCGGGGTTGTTCGACTTCAGCAGGGCTATCCAAAATCTTTCGGCCACGTTAGCTTCGTCTTGCGTTTTCCCCCCGTTTCCTAGATAGCAAATTGTGAAATATTGTTCTCCGTAGAAGCGCATGGATTTGTACAGATAGGTCTCTACGCCTTTTCGAGCAGCTTTTCGATGATCGCTTAAACGGTTTGAAAGCCCCTGCATAGTCTGACCCACGTAATACTTCTCTGCGATTTGATTAGCCATGAGATAAATTTGATACATTTGAAATGTCTCCATAAGGCGGCCTATTTAAACAGAAATTTTTGATATCCCTCTACTAGCTAATAGACGCCTTTTCCCCTGTTTCGGGTGTACTCTTAACGGTTAATTAACGGTAAAAAGTTAAGCCCCAGGTCCTCTCGGATGCTGGGGCTTTTCTGTGTCCATTTTTCGGACAGCTACTTCGCTGGTTTCCTTTCATCCGTTACCGGCTCACGACCGGGCCGGACGCAGACAATGGTCACGACGCGGGGTTCCCCGTCGTTGTACGCGCTCGCTACCGAACAACGCCACTCGTTGTTTGGATCGTCTAGGGTAGCGACGTAATGTCCGTCTTTGGTGATCTTGTCGGTGAAGGTTGCATACCGAGGCATAATCGAGATGGTTCCAGTTACAAAATAACCAGGATCGGTTATAGTAGATAGCGTGGGTTTAACCGGCGGCGCTGTCTTCGGAACCCCACCGGCCTCTGTCGGCACTCTCTCCCATTTCCCAAGATGACATTTGGCTGTCTGTCCGGAAACGCTGTCAAATACGATGGAGGCTTCGGTTGCCTCATTGCAAATCGCCTTAATTGGGTTTGATGGGTTCTGCCCCCAAACGGGGATAGCCAAGGCTAGTGTTAGAATCAGGGCTGCGTATTTCATTTCGAGTCTCCTTCGATTTCGAGTTGAAGTATGGCGAGAGCCCGCCATGCACATTTCGCCGAGTGACGAACGCCGTCCGAGTCCAATGTCCCTCTTTCTAGGAAGTGTCTAAGTAGAGCATCCGCGTTGTCCGTGCTCTTGCTACGGTCCCAGTGAAGAGAGTCTCCAGGCATAAATTGGTTGTTTCCCGCTATGCTGGCTTTTGAAATCTCCAGCAGAGCGTCTGGGAAATAATCGGCGACCCCCGTCGCTACGGGCAGCTTCTTCCTCTCCGCAGCATCAGTCGGAAGTATCGGCATTTTGAATCCCCTCCGCGTCTAAGAAGTCTCCCAGGGAGGCGTAGTGAACTACCTCGGGAAAATATTGGAACACGTTTTCTGGTCCGCTGATGACGATCAGACGTTTGCCTTTACCCATAGCATACCCGAATTCCACCATGCGGGTTCCACGGGGAAACCCTACGTTCGGGTCTTCTGCGAAGAACACAAGGGTGTCCGCTGCGTCAATATCATTTCGGTCCCGATACGCCTCCAATAGATTTTCGTTCGGGGTTAAATCGTTGAGGCTGGAATCAAGCGGGGCGGTGTCGAGGAATATCCACCGGCTGGTCACGTCGATGTTATTGGCGTGGAGGATTCCGGCGACCGTTCGCATCTCGTTTCGTCTCGGGTATTGCGCGGCTAAGTAAACTCTCATCCCCCATACTCCAATCTCACCACAGTCCCCTTGCTGGTGATTGCGTATTTGTCGGCGGGCAACTCATACTGCCTAGGCTTGCGGTCCGGATCGCGCCTTCCCGTAGGCGGCTTCTTCTCTTCAAGATTGCGCATCGGCTCGTATTTGCCCCCAAGATCGGCGAGCCAGCCTCTCCAGATTTCGAAGAGGCCCGCATCGGGTTGTCCGGAAAATGGACGGGTTAGTTCTTTGTTCATGCAAACCTCTTCTCATAAAACTTACGGTCGTAGAACGGGCACCACTGAACCTCGAACCCGCTCACGGCCCCGGACTGTTCTTGCCTGATACGGACAATGGAATACCCCACGTGCGCCTGCAACCGCTTCTTCCTCATGAACAGACTCTGGTCAGTTGTGCATCCGCCTTGGAGTGTGTGGACTTCCCGGGGGTACCCGTAGTTGAATTTGTGGTAGTGTCCGACGAGTTCGATCTGCGGTTTCTCTCCGCCCTGATAACTCTCGACGCGCTTCTGATCGGTATAGCTAATCGCGTAGGCCGATCCGCCGCCTGGGTGAACGACGCGCATAACAGACGACCCGTGTCCGAACGACAGCTTGACATCTGCCTCGCCATATCCCAGATACTTCAGGTCATAGCGCCCAGCGTCCTCGGCGCGGTTCTGAAGGTAGCGCCCGACTTCGATTCCTTCTCGCTGCTGGTACCACCCCTCATGATCGTCGCCCGCGATGTAGTGAGTTTCGATTCCGGGACGTTGCGGGAAGTTGTCGATGAAATAATCCAATTGGTTGTCCAGCCCGGGGGCTACAATCAGTTCGGTTTTGTTGAACCTCGCCTCTCCGTCAATCCAGTTTCCGGCGTTGTAGACAATGTTAATGCCCTCGCGTTCGAAGTGGTCATAAGCTGCTTTGAGAACATCGAGTCGGGAATGCCTGTTGCACAGATGGTTGTCCGTAGCGAACCCGAACACGTGCGTCCAGTCGCCCGGCTCTCCTTTGACTTCGCTCTTTCCCGGCTCCAACAGCACGCTATCCCCGAGATCGTGCTTGCCATCGACTGTAGTCAGAAGAAGGACGCCTTTGGATTTCATGTCTTTTATGGCTTCCTTCACCAGCTTAACGGGGGAATCTAAAGCCTTGGCCAATTGCTCACTTGAATGCGGACCTTTCTTCAGCAGCTTTCGGATTTCCTCGTGACGGACCGGTTCTGCGACCGTCGCCGATTTCGGAGATGGTTGTTCCCTCAGAATTTCATTTACGGTCTTCTGATGATACCCCACCAACTCGGCGATCTGCCGCCCGGACTTCTCCGGGTGTAGTTCCTTGATGCGTCGGATAGCTTGCTTGTCCGCTTCAGGTACTGGCGTTGTTTTAGGCATCTTGTCCTTCCCACGGGTTTTCTCCCGTGACTGCTATAAATCCTGTTTTGAGTTCAAATATCACTTCTGGCAGAATAGTCTTCAGTTGCCGAACGTGGAAGCTGTCAGATATTGGCAAGGTCAAGGCGGCGGCAAGATATTCGACTCGGTCAATCGCTTGCCCCAATGCTTCTTGTGCTTCGTCCATTATTCGGACTCCTTTGTTTCCTCGGAAACTACCGTTCCGGGAACAGTCCATTCCCCTACATGAGCGATAGTTGGTTCTTCCGGCCTCAACTGACTCAACACCCACTCGGCTAGTATGTGGGCACCATCGGTCATACCGTTATTGTACACAATTGCATCTTCGACGTGTACCTTCTGGGTGAAGGGTTTAGTCAGGTGTTCCTTCAGAGATTCTATTGCGGAATCGGGTAGTCTCATTTCCCCTCCGGATCGTGAAGTTGGCACCTCGGCTGCACGGACGACTTGTCCGCTGCTCCGAATACGTCCTTGGAAGTCAGCACCCACACGGTAGCGGGTTGCTGGCACACCGTGCATTTGCGGGGCGTGCTGTACTGTGAAATTGGTCGGCTCATTCGGTTTCCTCCTCTTCGATGTCTGCTCGTTCTTCTACGAACAACATAGCCCCGTTCATAATTGCCAGAACCAGGCCGATCCAAGACTTCTCGAACCACGCGGCTACCAGCGCGGACCCAGCTACGAATGCGAGAGCGTCCCTAATAAAATGTCTTTTTAGACGAATGCTGTGTTTCACTAGAAGTAGACCCCCTCAAGAATTTGGGTAACAGAAACAATTGGTGGAAGGTATGGAACATAGCCGGTACACCGAGAGTTTTCCCATCGGGCGAGGGCGTCCGGGATACTGACTCCAGACACCAGGATAGAGGGGGCGGTTTCCGGAATGCAAGAGGGTATAGGGCCCGTCTCGTCGAATTTTATTTCGTAGATGTTTCCGAATATCATGGTTTTACTCCTTGGTGTTTCTCGATATAGTCTGCGGCCTTTCTCAACATTGCCGGATCGTTGAACCCTACGAGGAAGCTATTGCACCTGAAGCACAACAGGGACCGTATTGAAGCCCGTTTGAGGAAGCCCTTAACATCTCGGATCGCGTCATTGCGTTTCGCTGAGAAACGGATGTAAGTTTTTCCTTGATAAGTCGCCTCGGCTATCCAATTTCCGGCAGGCGTCTTCTCGGTCCCGATCTTTACTTTCGTCCATTTGTGGTCGTGGTCCACGTGCAGTCTCCGGGTGCCGGGTGGGTTTCCGCACAATTTACAAACTCCGCCCTGCATCTTCAACTCGCTCTCGTACCAATCGAGCCCCACCCCGTAGGTCTTTTTCAGGCGCTGATCCGCT